CGCGCCAGTCGCCGCGCGAGTCGCCGCGCCAGTCGCCGCGCGAGTCGCCGCGTCAGTCGCCGCGTAAGTCGCCGCGTAAGTCGCCGCGCCAGTCGCCGCGTAAGTCGCCGCGCCGTTTTTCTTCAGCCACCAAATGGCTGCCGAAAACCCGCCGGCCATTGCCATCACCAAAGGTGATGGGACAATCACCACGCGCGGCTCTTTCAGGCCCGAGACGCGATACAAATCCTTGATCGCGGCGGTTAAGAGCTCCCGATCGCAGGTGTCGGTGCGCATGGCGTTTGAGATCCACGCGCAGGCGTGCTTATCCATGAGCTGCTTCTCGCGTGGGGTAATGCCGCCCTTGGCTTCCGTGGGCGTGCGGATGATTTTAGACATCGCGCTCAATCCTCCACGTTGCGCAAAGCGGCCGGCGTATATTCTACCTGCTGCGGGAGCAGGTAATCGCCTGCGCCCACCCGAGCGGTGGAGTGCTCCTCGTGCAGCAGCTCTGCTGGTGCCGGCACGTGCAGGTAGCGCGCTCCGCCATCGGTCTTGTAGAGCTTCACGCCATCTTGGCGATCAACGAACTCAAAGCGGTGGTGGTGGCCGGTGACTTCCCCGTACGCCAAAATCACTTTGCTGCCGGTGAGCGGCTGCTCAATGGCATCCTTCGGGATTGCCTTGACTCGCACCAGTAGCACATCGCCCTGTCTGATTACGCTCATGTTCGATACTCCGTTGTGGTTTACGTAAGCCGCAGAAATTTTCCTTGCGATGCAAAGGTATGTCCATTGGGCATCATCTGTCAACACTGACGTAGGCAAACTCTCACAAAATCGTTGACACACCGACGCGCAAGTATTAAAACATCATCATCTTCTTGGGCCAGTTGCTCCAAGACTACTGATAGATAGTCCGTTCCTTCGATGCCAAGCGGCTTTCGAGGCGAGCGCAGAGCAACAAATACGCATGGCCAACATATTTGCGCCTAATGGCTTCACGCAACGAAGCGGCAGGGGAAGCGCACCGACCTACGAAATGGTCGAAGCGCTAGTTGACTACAACACGGCGAACATCTTCTCAGGCGATCCGGTGTTTCGCCTCTCGGACGGCAGTTTGGCTGGCATCACCACCGGCCCAGGGCCAGGCACGAGCGCCATCGCTGGCATTTTCATCAGTTGCAAATATCTGTCCGTCGCGCAAAAACGCACCGTGTGGGGCAACTATTGGCCGGGCACAGATGTCGCTGCCGGCAATTCGGTGACCGCCTACATCGTGAACGACCCCAATGCGCAGTTCTTGGCGCAAACGGGCGGATCGACCACGGTAGGCTTGACGCAAGCGAACGTGGGCTTGAATGTGCAGTTCGCCTACGGAACCGGCAACACGGCGAATGGTTTATCGGGCGCCTACATCGACATGACGGTAACGCCGGCCTCCACGGCCACACTGCCGTTTCGCGTCGTGAAATTGCTCACCGACCCACCGGGAGACAACGGCACAAGCACGGGCGCGTACAACAAAGCGGTCGTGGCGTTCAACAACGTCGAGACCAAATCGCTGACGGCGGTATAACCAGATGGCCATTAACTTAGGTGCGATCAAAGATCTTTTGCTTCCCGGCCTTCGCGGCATCACCGGCAAGTATGAGCAAATCCCCCGTCAGTGGGACAAGGTGTTCACCAAACACGACTCGAACATGGCGCTGGAGCGCACCGCCGAGAACCGTTACTTGGGACTTGCGCAACTGAAGACCGAAGGCGGCCAGACGCAGTTCGACAACAACGCGGGCGAGCGGTACATCTACGCGCAGGAGCATGTTGAGCTGGGTTTGGGCTACGCAATCACCAGAAAAGCCATAGATGACAATTTATATAAGAGCCAGTTTCACCCATCGAACTTAGGTTTGATGGAATCCTTCGCGCAGACGATGGAGATCTACGCGGCCAATGTGCTCAACACCGGCACGACCTACAACGCGGCAGTGGGCGGCGATGGCGTTGCCCTATTTTCCACCGCGCACCCGATTGATGGTTCGACGTATGCCAACACGCCGACGACGCAGGTGGATTTGAACGAGGGCACGTTGCTCAACGGCATGATCTCTATCCGCACGAATTTTCGCGACCAAGCGGGCTTAAAGATGTTCGCTCGAGCGCGAAAGTTGATCGGCGCTCCTGCTCTTGAGCCCGTGATGATCCGCTTGACCAAGACAGAGCTGCGGCCCGGCACGGCGGACAACGATGTCAATGCGATCATGACCACGGCGGGCGGATTGCCGGAAGGCTACATGGTCATGGATTTTTTAACCTCCCCGTATCCGTGGTTTTTGCTCACCAACATCGACGGGCTTTCTTACATGAACCGAAAGCCCTTCGAGATGGACATGCAGGTGGATTTCACCACCGATAATTTGCTCGTCAAGGGGTATCAGCGCTATAGCTTTTCATACTTCAATCCCCGTGCCGCGTACGGCTCGTTCCCGACCTCGTAAGGCCCGCGCGCAGTGGACATTAACGGCGGCCAGTACCCGAATCCAAACGGCTCTCCGATTGGGCCGGGAACCCACACCACGGGACCTTATATTGCCGGTGGCGTAATCCACACCGATGGCACCGGCAATCTTGCGGCCACGGGCGGCACCAGCGGCACCGCCAACACGGGCTACGCCGTGATGAGCCAAGCGGTCGTCATCACGCAAGCCAATGGAGCCACCCCTGGGGCGCCTAATGGCGTGGCCACGGCGGGAGTCTTTACCACCGGTATCGTGATTCCTGCGCAAAGCCAGATCATCGGCATGAAGGCAATGACCACTGCGGCATGGAGCGGAGCAGCTGCCACGTGGGGGGTCGGCACCACCGCATCGGCCACGGCGTTCACTGCGGCTGCTGCAGTGTCCTCGACCGCTTTAGGTCAGCAGTCGATCAGCCCCGGCACATCGCTCACGCAGATCGCCAATTGGGACAACGTGGGCAACACGGATGTGCAGGTGGTTATCACCTCAACCAACACCGGCACAGGCGTGGCCACGTTCAGCATTGAGTATATTCAAGGGATCAACCAGGCGTCCTAACGGGCGCGAGGCACACACGATGAAGGGCAAACGCGCAAAGAAAGCCGATGGCGGCACGGGTGGCACGGATGACGCGGAGATGGATTTGAAGGACAAACCCGCCGATCGCACCATGCCTTCCGGCCCATCGAAGGAAGCTGAGGAGCTAAAAAAGGGCGGTCGCGCCAAGCATTTTGCGGGCGGCCGCGCGGCGCGTAAGCATGGTGGCAAGACCGAGGTGGGCGAAGTCAAGGGCGAGATGGCCAAGATGCACGCCGGGCGCGCACCGCGCAAGTCGGGCGGTCGCACCGGGTCAGATATGAATCCTTTCTCCTCGGCTCGCCGCGGCACGCCCGCACCGGGGCGCAAAGAAATGGCGGAGTCCGAAGGGTAAGCACACGCGGGTGCAGTCGGTCTCGAGATACGGGGCCTTGTGCCCCGTTTTGTTTTTCAGAGGGTAGCTGATGCGTCCGATTACGGTAAGCGTGGGTCCGGTGGGCACGGTGAGCGCGACCAATATCGCGACCTCGCAGACGCCTTCTGCAGCGGTCCCGCTGACACTGAATGGCTCCCTTGCCGTGACGAGCGCTGGGGTGACGGTCGCGGTGCTGCCAAGTCCTCAGCGCGTGCTGATTACCACCGCGGATAGCACGCATTCGTTCACCATCACAGGAACGACGCCGACGGGCGCGAAAGTGTCTGAAACCGTGCCGGCATTTGCTTCGGCCACTGCGTACTCGGCGCTTGATTACGCCACGGTGACCTCGGTCGTGATCTCAGGTGCCGCAACAGCGGCAGTGACAGTTGGCACGAACGGCATTGCAAGCACGCCTTGGGTGCGGCTGGATGAGTGGGCAAACCCGACCGTGAGTATTCAGGTTGATGTGACCGGCACGGTCAATTACACCGTGCAATCGACGCTGGATGATCCGAACTCGCCGACATCGCCGGTAACGCCCTCGGCTGTAACGTGGATTAACAGCGCCGACACGAACGCGGTGTCCGCCACAGCGTCTTTGCAAACGTATTTTCAGTACGTCCCCGTGTTCGCTCGAGTGCTTTTAAACAGTGGTTCAGGCTCTGTGACCGCTACCTTCCTGCAATCTGGCGCTGTGCCTTACTAATCAACGGAAACTTGAATCTGTGGCCAATGAAAAAATCAGCGCGTTAACCCCCGGCGCTCCCGCGCAGTCCGGGGACTTGATTCCCATCGCTCGAGCGGGCAGCAATTACTCGCTCACCGCCGCGCAAATCGCAGCGTTAGGCGGCCCCACTGGCCCTGCGGGCGCAAGCGGCCCCACGGGACCCACGGGTGCTACAGGTAGCGGCGCGACCGGACCGACCGGCGCCGCCGGTCCGACAGGCCCCTCTGGCTCGGGCCCCACCGGGCCCACGGGATCTGGTGCCACCGGGCCTACGGGCGTCACCGGGCCTTCCGGCTCTGGTCCGACCGGACCGACCGGCGCTGGCGCGACGGGCCCGACCGGTGCGACGGGAGCGACCGGACCGTCAGGCACAGGTCCCACGGGCCCGACGGGCAGCGGAGCGATTGGACCGACCGGACCCACAGGTCCTAGCGGCTCAGGCCCCACGGGGCCAACTGGCGCCGCGGGCAGTGGGAGCGGCACCGTCACTAGCGTATCGGTAATTTCAGCCAACGGACTGGCGGGCACGGTAGCCACCGCAACTACGACTCCTGCAATCACCCTATCCACTTCCATCACAGGTCCCCTTAAAGGCGCCGCGGGCGCGCTCGCTGCCGCTGCGGCAACGGATATCATCGGACTGTGGAGCGGTACGGGCTCTGCATCGAATGTGCTCGCCGGCAACGGAGCGCTCACCACGGGCGTGGCCATCCCTTCGCTGCCCTCTTACACGACGCCCGTCGCCGCCGACCTGATGATCGTGTATTCCCAAGCCAATGCCGCGGCCGATCAATGCACACTCGCCGTGCTGCAGGCGGAGTTCTTAGCGTTGGGCCTTCGAATCCAGACCGCCGCCACCTCGACCACGATCACGCCAACGGTCGGCACCGCCGATCAGGTCAACCAAGCGAACACGCAGGCCACAGGCACGCTCACCATCGCGAACCCCACCGGCACGCCCACCGATGGCCAGCGCTTGACCATCAGGCTGACCAGCACGAACGTGCAGACCTTTGCCTGGGGCAGTCAGTATCACGGATCAACCACGGCAGCGCTGCCCGCAGCGAGTTCAGGGGGTGGAAAACGAGATTATTTAGGGTTCATCTACTGCGCGGCAACCACGCAATGGGATTATGTAACCAGCGTAACGGGTTTCTGACGTGGCGCTCATTTTAGGCGGCGGATCATTCATCAGCGTAAGTACGGGGCCGCTGTCCTCCGGTTCTCCAGTGTCCCAGGCCGCAACCCCTACTTTCTCGCCGGCTGCTGGCACGTACTCCTCGACGCAGACCGTGACGATCTCCTGCGCAACCAGCGCACCGACGATCTATTACACGACGGATGGATCGACGCCCACCACTTCAAGCGCAATGTATTCGTCTGCGATCACGGTAAGCAGTTCCGAGACCATCAAAGCGATCGCGACGGCCACCGGGTACACGCAAAGCGCGGTGGGCAGCGCAACGTACACCATCACCTCGGGCGCAACGGTGCCGGTGGGGATGAATCTGTATGCGCAAAGCTATTACAGCACCGAATTTCCGTACCTGAATCTTGTAAAAGCGGCAGGCTCTGCGACCAACGCCGCCAACACCACGGGCTGGTGGACCTCTGTCTCAAGTGGCGTCGGGTTTTCTTCAACCGGGGAGGAGGCGCTTCTGCCGCTTGATTCAGACGGCTATCCGACCACCGTTAACGGATCGACCGTAGGCGCTACGTTCACTTCTGTGTGGACCGCTATCAACACCAACATCACGTCAGTTTCTGGCGTCACATATCTTTACGGATATCCCGGCATTCAGTACACCGTGCAATGGTCTGGCACAGCGACTTTTCAGGTACTTGGAGATGCTTCGGCAACGCTTACCGCTTCGGGACAAACGTTCACCGTCGCGAGCCCAAGCTTTACCGGCATCCGTCTTGCGTTGACTTCTACGGGAAGCGGGGCCGCGCACATGACAAATTTAAGCGTGGTTGAAACCGCTCACGTTTCAAGTTTCAATGCGGGCGCGCTTTTTCATCCTCAATTTCTTCAGACAATCCCAAGTTACGCGGTGCTGCGGTTCATGGATCGAATGCGCACCAACATCTTGCCCAATTTTCCCGGAGAGATGCAGGCGTTTTCAACGGCTTCGGGAACCATCAACGCAGGCGCTACCAATCTTACGATGTCGGTCAACTGGCCAAACGCGACCAACACTCAAACTATCTATTTCATTGACGGCACGCAGCGCACCGCGCTTTTCACAGCCAACTCGACCTACGTCGACTGGAGCGCGGACTCGCGTGGCGGTATTCCAAATGCGCTCACGCAAACCTATTGCGGGCAGGATTTTTACTGCAATTTTTCCGTGTCCTATCACGATAACTGGGCCACGCGAGCAAAACCGAGCAATTGTTTTTGGACTCTGGCGGCCGGCGAGCCGCTTGAAATCATGATCGCGCTGTGCAATCTAGTAAATGCGAGCCCTTGGTTTTGCTTGCCACTCTCCGCGCCTTATTCGTACATGACGAGCTTCGCGCAAGCGGTTTATTCGGGAACCGGATTGCAAAGCGGATTCAGCCCGCTTAATTCATCGCTCAAAGCCATTGTCGAATTATCGAACGAAGTGTGGAATCCTGGTTTCGGCCAATATGCAAGAGCGGGATCATTTGGCGCCGCGATTTGGCCTGGGCAGTACAGCAACAACGTGGGCACCGGAAATGCCGGATGGGCGTTTAACTTCTTCGGCATGCAGACCGCGATCATGTCCGAGCTATTCAAAGCGGTATACGGGTCTGCATTTTCATCTCAGTGCACGATTGTTTTGGGATCTCAAGGCGCAAACACCGGCATCGCTTTGCTGGAGTTGCAAACGACGTACTGGACGAGCGCCGTGGATGGCTACACGGGACCGGCCTCCGCGCATTACATTGGCGCGGTAGGCATCGCGCCTTACTGGCTGACTCAATACCCAGAGCAAAGCACGGTCAATACCATGATCGCGCAAAGTGACGGGGGTTTGAGTTACATCAATCAGTGCATGACCAGCAATGTCATGAGCGATGGAACGAGCTTTGCATCCGATCCTGGAATTCCGTCCAACGGCTGGTTAGGCACCGCTGAAAGCTGGGCCACAAGTTATTTGAGCACCGTCATTTCCGCCTACCCTTCGCTTAAATTAGTGGCATACGAGGGCGGTCAAAATTTAACCGAAGGCGGCGCGCTGCCGAGCGGATGGCAGACGCTTGCGAATAACTATCAAGTCACTTCGGCTATTGGCACGCAGTTCTATAACTATTTGCACTGGTGGCTTGCGAACGTTGGCAGCACGGCGGCGAACATCAACTGCATTTACCAAAACTGCAATCCTGTGGGCAACAAATCTTGGGGAGTGTGTCAGTCCGCACAACAGACGTTCTCTCCGGCCAGCAGCGCAGATCCGCGTTGGGCGGCGATTCAGAATGTAATCGCAGGCGGGTAACGTGACCATCGCAGTCGGACAAATCGGCAGTTTAAGCGGCACCTACAACGGCACGGGGACCATTCAAACGACGGCGGTTAATACGTCGGCCACCGGCAGCGGCTTTACGATCAAGGTGCTCACGCTCTCAACCACGGGCACGATCACGTACGCGGCCACCGACACGTTCAGCAACAGCTACACGCACAAGACGCAACAGGTCTTTGCGGCTGGCGGCGGCACATACAGTATCGACACGTTCTACTGCGAGAGCGGCACGGGCGGCACAGG